AACAACTAGACGAACCGCAGAAAGTCAAAGTACCGCAGTTCGTGGCGGATTGGATTGAATATGCAAAAAACGAGGAAGGATACAACGTGGTAGGTGCTGTCACCGAAGCACCAGAAGGGCGAATTGGTGATTGGTTAATTTTGGATAATGTGAACACTTTCGCCCGTGCATGGCTTGACGGCTACGAGGTCGAGAAAGAGAAGCAATATCTTGTAAGAATCAAAGGGATAATGAGTGGTAATGATTATCTTAATTTTGATTCTTTCAAAAAAGAGTGGTATCTCGCCGATAAAGTCAATCATGAAGTGGTAACAACACACCACACCCGCAAAGAACTAGAAGAAGCAAACTTCGGCTGGGTGTTTGATTGTCCGGGTGTTGAGATTGAGGAGGTGGAAGAATGATTATTAAAGATTATAAATACGAAAATTCGACAGATGGAATTCATTACATAATTGATGTAGATGGTTACGAATTTGAAATGAACCACACAAAAACTAAATACGGCAGTGTGCAACATGATGATATATATTACTTTTTGGATGAAATTGCTGAATACGATGCGCAAGAAGCTGAATTGATTGAAGATTTTGTGAGGCTTCAAAATTACTTGTTAATGTATGGAGTTGGATTTACTCTTAAAAATGCCGAGGAGGTGCAAGATGATACCAAAGTTTAGAGCGTGGGATAAAGAAACCAAAACCATGAAAGGGATGGCTGAAATTTATAGAAATAGAAACCAAGAAATCGAATTACGACCAAGAGATGGGAATATTATTCTCATGCAATCAACAGGCTTGTTTGACAAAGATGGTCAGGAGATTTTTGAGGGGGACGTGATTTCAACATACACTGATAATTTAGTTGTCAAAAGGGATAATTTACTTGGGTTTTATCTAGAAGTTGACGAAAAAAGAAATTATTTTGCTGAAACAGCAGATATTGAGTATCTTGACTTATTTGCTAAAGATTTTGGAGTTGCAGTTAAAGTTTTAGGCAATATCTATGAAAATCCAGAATTGTTGGAGGTGTAAATGAATAAAGAAAAGATTTATGCCCTTTATAGAGGGGAAAAATTTATAGCAATCGGAACAAAAAAAGAACTTGCTGAACTCTTAAATGTAAAAGTAGAAACAATAAGTTTTTACGCTACGCCGGTTTATAAGAAGAGGACAAACGAGGCTAAAAGCCGGCGTTTGGTCCTTATAGATTAGAAAGGAGAAAGCATGGACTTACTAGATACTATCTTCCTCGGCTTCATTGGTGGTTGGCTCGGTGGCTTCGTCTGGGCTTTACTCGTCGCGTTAAAGGGAAGAGGTAAAGAAAAATGAAACAGCATTTACTCGGAATTTTGAACATTGCAGCCCTCGTGATCGTGCTCGTCGTTTGTTGCGTCAACATGAACGCTCGGATCGTGACACTAGAAGAGCGAACGAAGGAGCTACAACTCAAAGTCGAAGAGCATGAACGCTCGATCGAAAAGAGCAATGAGCGAGACAAAATGCAAGATACTATAATAAATAAGCTAAACGCCGAATATAATTCGAAGGTAGCCCAAGAATTGCAAGAGGCTGCTGATCGAAACGGCGTGGGGGGATAATGTGAAAGTCTATATCGTGAGAAAGTATGACAAGCTGACGCGTTGGGATTGCAATCACTCGACTGGGTTCAAAGAGTACGAATTTGAGACGAAGGATGAAGCGATGGCATTCCGCAACAGTCACAAGAAAGGCGTCTTTGACGTTTACGAAAAAGAGAAGTAAATAGCTAGAAGCTAGAAAGGAGGGGAGCTTGAGAATTGAAACAAGATACGGATATCTGATCGACGCGCTTCGAAGATATCCGTTTGATAAAGAGATCAAGGAGCGAATCGAAGAGATCACTTTCCCGTATCAAAATTTCGACGAGAATTGGTTTATCAAGAGCAAGTCAGCAAGTAACACGCCAGAGGCTTTAAAGAACGTCATTCTCAAGGAAAACGATCCGGAATTGATTCGACTCTATACACTCGCAGAAGCTATCACGGAATACACGAGCGAGTGCGCTCCCTCGAGTTGGGAGGCGATAAAGGCGCTATATGTGACACGATCGAAGAACGTCGAAGGGGTGGCGCTTGAACTCTTTATGTCAAAAAATTCAGTCTATCGGCATATCATTAAGCCGTTCTTCGAAGGACTGGAAAAGAAATATACAAGTATTCTTCTAAAAAGGGCCTAAAATTTGGGAAAAGTGTCGAAAAAAAGGTGATAAAATTGTATTATCGGAAGATTGAAGGAAACGACGATCTTCATCGCGGACGACAGGAGTTTCATTTTGAAAAATACCAAAAACACCAGTAAGCATTTTTTCGTGGGTCTCCTAACTTTTATTTTCAAGGCGGTTCGATTCCGCCCGTCCGCTTCGACAAGGTTTTACCTTCATTTCACCTTGTCTAACCTTTCCATTCTTCAAAAACAGCTCTCACTTACTCCGGGGCTGTTTTTGTTTTCCCAAAATAACCGATGAAAGGGGGTGTGTTGTGATGGGATGACGGAAAAACAACAGAAATTCGCAGATGAATATATCATTTCGCTTAATGCTACACAAGCGTATAAAAAGGCTTATCCGAGCGTTAAGAAGGACGCGACAGCCAGAGTATGTGCAAGTCAACTCCTAACAAATCCTAATGTAAAAGCCTATATAGACGAACGACTTGAGAAATTGAAGTCGGAACGTGTCGCAGATCAACAAGAGGTCCTTGAATTCCTTACGTCGGTTATGCGCGGTGAAGTAACCGAGCCCCTTCTGGTATTGGATGGTGAAGGGACTCAAAAAGTCGTGAACGCTGTCCCGAACGTATCAACGCGACGAAGTGCGGCGGTTGATCTTGGGAAACGATTCGGACTATTTGTTGACAAGCAAGAGATCACTCAACGGACAATTGAAATAAAAGTTGGTGAGTGGGATGACGACGACTAAACCACGGATCAAGATCGAATTCAATTATCCGAGCCGTGTCTTTAACAAGCATATTTACGACAAGCTGACAGACTATGATACCTTTACCGAGGTTCACTATGGCGGTGCTTCGAGTGGCAAGAGCCACGGAGTGATCCAGAAGGTCGTATTCAAAGCGTGTCAAGACTGGAAGTATCCACGAAAGGTTCTTTTTCTTCGCAAAGTCGGAGCGACGGTGTACGACTCTATATTCGAGGACGTGAAGCAATGTCTCGAGTCTTGGAAGTTGCTCGACAAGTGCAAGGTCAATAATTCAGCATATCGGATCGAGCTCCCAAACGGGGCTCAATTTATTTTTAAGGGGCTAGACAATCCGGAAAAAATCAAGTCCATCAAGGGCATTTCTGACGTGGTGATGGAAGAAGCCTCGGAATTCACGCTTGACGATTACACACAGTTAACGCTACGGTTACGGGATAAGAAACACAAGAAGAGACAGATCTTCCTAATGTTTAACCCCGTTTCAAAAGTAAATTGGGTATATAATGCGTTTTTTGTCAAGACACCGAAAAATACAGTCGTCTATCAGACAACATACAAGGATAATCGTTTTCTTGACGATATCACAAGAGAGAATATCGAAGAGCTAGCAAGCCGGAATGAAGCCTATTACAAGATATACGCTTTAGGTGAGTTTGCAACGCTTGATAAGCTCGTTTTTCCAAAGTACGAGAAGCGTCTTCTCAATGCTCAAGAGTGGGAACACTTGCCGGCCTATTTTGGTTTGGACTATGGATTCATCAACGATCCGAGCGCGTTTTTACACGTTCGAATAGACGATCAGAATCGCAAGCTATACGTCGTTGAGGAATACGTCCGAAAAGGACTGACAAACGACAAGATCGCGGAGGCTATCAAGTCCCTCGGGTATGCGAAAGAGCAGATTCGAGCCGATTCAGCGGAAAAGAAATCGAATCAAGAGCTCCGGAATTTGGGAATCCCTCGAGTTATCGACGTGCAGAAAGGACCGGGATCAGTTATGCAAGGAATACAATATCTTCTACAATACGACTGGGTGGTTGACGAGCGTTGCGTGAAGTTGATCGAAGAGCTTGAGAATTATACATGGAAGAAAGACAAGAAAACAAATGAATACATAAACGAGCCCGTCGATTCATACAACCATTGTATCGACGCGATTCGGTACGCGTTACAAGATCGTATCTTGCAAAGTAAGTCAGTACAAGAGCGAATGAAGAACGCGTCATATTACTTCGGGAGGTAAAATTGGTTACTAATTTTTTAAAAGGGACACGCTTCGGAGAACGTGCGAACGATCATTTTTTTATGATGACCGAAGACTTCGCAGTCATCGATTATGCGTCGAGCGTATGGATCGAGCAATTGAAGCGATACGTCAATCGGCACAAGAAAGAGCAATTGCCACGCTTGCAAGAGCTCAAGCGCTATTATAAAGGCGATAACAATATCAAGTATCGACCAGACAAGGAAGACTCGACAGCAGCAGACAACAGAATCTCGAGTGATTTTGCAAAATATATCACCATGTTCGAACAAGGTTATATGTTGGGGAATCCGGTTGAATACAAGAACGAAGAAGACGTGGTGCTTGAAAATATCAAGGTTTTTTCTGCTAAAAATAATGAGAAGAAGCACAACTCGTCGATCAAGAAGGATCTTTGCGTCTATGGTCGGGCCTATGAGCTTTTGACCGTAACGGAGCGCGATCGTGTCGCTTGGGTCAAATTGTACAAGTTGAACCCGGAGCAAACGTTCGTCATCTATGACGACACTTACGAACAGAATTCTCTGATGGGTGTCAATTATTACGACGTTGACTATGGAGACGCGAAACGAAAGACAATCATCAAGGTATATACAGCGGATCGCGTCTATACTTACGAGTGGAGCTCACAGAAGAGTGACGGGATGAAGCTCAAAGACGAGCAAGAGCATTTTTTCCATGGCGTACCGGTCAACGAGTACAGCAACAACGAAGAGCGCCTCGGATCGTATGAGTCAGTATTGGACAATATAGACGCTTACGACTTGTCACAGTCAGAGCTTGCTAACTTCCAACAAAACAGCAACGACGCGATCTTGCTGATTAAGGGCAACCCGTACACGGGAGCGGACGAGAAGGACTTCTTCGACGATGGACGAATCAATCCAAACGGTCGTCTCGGGGTGTCCATGGCATACAAGCGC